CGCGGCTGATGGCTGTTCCACCAGCCTCAGCGTTAATGCCCAGGCTGGTGAGAGCCGCTGAAAAGCCCGTTATTTCTGCGGCAGATAGGCCGATGTGAGTACCAGCCGCCGCCAGGCGCAGGCTCATCTCCTGAATTTCTGACTCGGTGGTGGCGAACTCAGAGCCCAGAACCGTAAGGCTGGTGGCTAAGCGCCCAATCTCAGCCTGCGGGAGCCTGGTGATATTTGCGAAACGCGCCAGCCCTGTGGCCGCTTCCTCAGCTCCCAAGGTGCTGGTTTCTGCCAGGCGTACAATCGTCTCTGTGAATTCGAGTATATGCTTCTGTTTGATACCAAGGCGCCCAGCCTCCTCCGCTATGCTGGCCAGGCCCCCGGCGGCGACAGGTAGCTGGGTACTCATCTTCCTGAGCCCGGCTGATAACTCTGCCAGGTCGCTTTCGGTTCCTTTAACCGTCTTCTGGACGTTGGCGAAACTGGTTTCCCAGTCTATAGCCGTCTTGGTCGCCAGGAGCCCCACACCGATAAGCGGAGCGCTGATCGCGGCTGTCAGGTCACGCCCGGCCATCTTGAGCTGACCGCTGAGGCGTCCGAAACGTCTACGGACGCCCTTCATAGACTTCTCGAATTTCGAGAGGTCCAGGCCCAGCGTAATATTCATCGAACCAAGATTAACCGCCATTTAGCTCTCTCTTTTTGATTCTTTCGCTGGATTCGCGCAGTATCTGTCTAATCTTCTCGCTGCCGGACGCGGCGCTTTCCCGGCGAGCTTTGCGGCCCGATAATTCATTAAACAGCTTGCTGGGATTCGGACGCCGTTTGAACTGGCCCAAGGTGGTGATGAGGGTCGATAAACACCAGGCGCGGGCGTCGTGAGCAGATCTTTCGTTTTCATTAAACGCCTCGCACATTAGCTGGAAGTTCCTGGGCGTCATCGCCCAGAATTCAGCCGGTTTCAGGCCCATCCGGAACGCCATCAATAGAAGATCATCCCAGCCCTGTACTAGCTGGCCTTCTTGGCCTTGGCCTTTTTTTTTGCCACCATGTTATGCGCTTCCATAGCCACCAAAACCCGCTCCATAACGTACTGAGCTTTTGCGGCCAGGGTGCCATCTTCGGCGGCGTCCTCTGGTACGCTATCAATAAGGTTGCCAGCCTCCTCCGGGGTCAGGCTTTCCTGCTCCCAGAGGAGTCCGGCCCATAACAAGCTACGAATAGTATCAAACCTGAGATTATTCCCATCGCCCAGCGCGTCCATGATGCTCTTGTCCATTCGTTCCTCAAACGAACAGAAAGCATTCCAGCCAAAATATAGCCGCCGCTTGCGGTCAAGCTGGATCTCTACGCCGCTGGGCATTGGGTTGCTCATGTTGTTACGCCCTGGACAAGGTTAGAGCTCCGCGACCGGTGAAGCTGATCGAATACGATACAAGGTCAGCCTCTGGCGCGTCCAGCTCGATGGAATCCATACAGGTGCTCCCGGTGTATACGTCACCAGCGGCATCTACGAGCTTCAGGTATACGGGATAATTGGTAACGCCTCCGGAGAGCTGGTTAGTATCAATCAGATACTGTAGCGCGGCGTCGTCATTCTCATACACACCGTCCACCGTACAACTCCAGCCCCTTCGAGTTGAGACAGAATCTTCAAATCCTGAATTATCTTTATTCGTACTATCCACGTCTGTCTTTGAAAAATTCAGATTCCCGCCGCGCTGCTGGGGTAATTTTGCCCAGGTGGGCCCAGATGGATCATCTGCCGTGTCGACGTAAAATAGCCAGGAAAGTCCTGTTTCTACTGCCATTGTCTTAACTCCTTATGAATCGTCGGAAAGAATCCAACGGAACCGTAAAACTCCATGCCGAATCAATTTTCCATCGGCGTGGTACTCTTTAAATATTTCTGCTAATTCGAGACGTCCCAGCGCCTGGCTGAAGTCTTCATCCAGCGTTAGCGCGGAGCTGGTCAGGCTCTCGATAGCCATCTCCAGCATATCGTTGCATTGTTTATTGCCTGCGGTATCGCTGAAGGCGTGTAAGGTCGTCGTGCATTCGCTGATGGTCTCCAGGTCGAGCGCTACGCTACAGGAACCGATCTCAGCGTATGGCGTCGCTGTGTTCTCCGGCACCTCATCGTAGACGTCAAACGTGAAGCTTCCATCCGTCAGGCGGCTGTAAATGCCTTTTTGCAGACTGTTGAGGGGTAATCGTTCGCCCATTTATGCCGCCCCCCTGCCCGCGCTTTTTACTCCGCCGCGAATGGCGCGACGTAGCTGGCGATTAAATCGCGGCCGCTCGGCGGCGAATGCCGGATATAGAAAAGGCCGCGCCCGGACGCCGCCCCGCTCACCGATGGCCCTAGCTACCGGGAAGGCTGGCAAGCTATGTCGCTCCGCCCATTCTGCGAGCATCCTGGTGGACGATGGCCTATACGGCCCGCCGCTATGGCCGCGAGATACCCCGACAGGCGGCTTATAAAATGAACCGCTCCCAAATTCTACGAGATGAGAGTAGGGATTCCATCGCGTAAAGACGTACCCGGTAAGGCCATCATTATCCGACGCCCGCGTAATTAAATTGCGCAGATGTCCTGTATCGTGAGGAGCTCTTTCTTTGGCCTCTTTTTGAATCGCTTTGGTACTTTTCGCCACCGCGTCAGAGACATTATCCCGGATAGCCTGCGTCATCAGAAATAAGCGCCGAAATACTACCTTCTGAGATGAATTCTGAATCTTAAGATCTAGCTTCATGTCTTGATCTCTTTAGCGGTGATGACAAGCTGCCGGTCACGCTCATTAGGGTTGATGATGCCGGTGATCTGGTAGAATTTCCCATTAAACTTGATGCGGTCAGTCTCCGCGATGTCAGTCCTGTACCGTATCACGAATTCATGCGTCCCCGTGTGGTTTAGCTGCTCATTGTAAAACCGCTCTTCAGCCCTTAAAGGCTTCATGCTCGCAGAAGCAAAAGACCGGCTCGTCCATGTACGGGTTGACCCGCCCTGGCCATCTGCCGCCAGGCTCTCTTGCTGGAAGTTAATGCGATGCCGGAGCCTGCCCGCTAACATTAGACCTCCGCCATTTTATAAGGCCAGAGCAGGCGCTCCAGGCCGTACTGCAGAGAGCGCGAGAGATGCCCTAACGTCACCGCTTCTCTGTGTTCGTACAAATGCCCGACCAGGAGCTTAATCGCCGCCTTGACGGTCTCAGGCACCGCTGACGCCGCCCCATAGCCCGCTACAAAACGCACCGTTACGCAATTGGTGACAGCTCGGCGGTCATCCGGCCAGCTCTTATCGTATGCCAGCCTGATCCGCCCTG